TTCCGGCGCGGGACAGCGGCAAGACTTCGGCGTCGACGGTGATGGTTACCACCTTACCCGAGGCCGCGTGTCGTGCCGCAGCGAGCAGCCCGGCCCGGGCGCCTTCGTCGAGCCCCAGCAGCGCCCGCACCATCTCGGTGCGCGCCGCGCGGGCAGTTTCATCGCCGCCGAGGCGGGCGATCAGCTCGTCGACTTCTTCGCCGGTCAGCGCCTTGATGAATTCGCCCAGCTGCGCAGCGAGGGCGGCGAGCTGCCCGGGCAATTCACTGCCGTCCTGCTCCCACTCTGCCTCGTCGGCGAGGCTCTGCTGGGTCCAGGCCATTTGCATCAGCAGGTAAGCCAGGTCACCCACATCCCACAGGTTGCGCTTGAACGCCTCTCCCCGCGCGGCTCGCGCCTGCGCGTCGCCGTCCGCGACCGGAGCGGGCGGCACTTCCGCCACCGGCGTCGGGGGCGCCTCTTCCTCGACGGTCACCTTGATCTTGCTGGCCGGCATCTTCGCCTCCCTCCGGAGCTGTTCGAGTTCATCCCGCGGCACGAGAATCATGCTTCCCTGGTCGAGGACCTTCTCCGCCCAGCGGAATAGCGGGCCTGTATCGATGCCGGCGGCGCGAGCCGTGGCGAGCGCTTCAGGCTGCGCCGGCACCGGCACCTGGCTGATCTCGAGCAGCTCGGCGAGCTTGAAGTCGATGCCGCCTGGCCGGGTCTTGTCCTTCGAAAACGACCACTCGAGCGGCAGCCACGACACCGATGTCGCGTTGAGATAACCGCCGATCACCAGCCGATAGACGGTGTCGGCGAACGGGTTCTCCTCCGCCGTGGCGTATTGCACGCCGCCGCGCAGGCCCTGCGGCCCGACGTCGAGATCGACCGTCTTGCCGATCGGCAGATCGGTCGCATCGTGCGCCCACAAGAAGACCGGGTTGGTCAGATAGTTATCGACATCCCAACCCTGAATCGTGTGCCCGTCGCGCGCCACCGCCGGCGTCGAGAAGACGTAGCGGACAATGCGCCCGTCGCTATTGGTGAGATCGGCCGTGCCGGCAGACCGCATGATCGGCGGCACGGATCGCAGCGTTGTCATGGCGTGACTGTCCCGGTGACGGAGGGTGTGGGGTCGTCGCCATTCGGGCGCCCTGCCCCGTCAGGTGCGGTTCCGGTAGACTGACTGCCGGCGGCGGCCATGTTCTGGGGGAAATGGAGTTTGTCAGCTTCCCCGCCCTCAGGCTGCAGACCGAGGTCAATTCGGGCCTCGTCTGGCTTGCCGATCATGGACATGATCATCGTGCGCCACTGGTTGACGCGCGTCCCCATATCCGCCGTGGTCAACTCGCTATAGTCGAACTCGATCGACAGATCGTCCTTGCGCAACCCGAACGCGGACGATGCCTTGGCCCGCCACCGGTTGGTGTATCCGGTCAGCGTGTAGTTGATGTACTCCTGCGCCAGCTGCTGGATGTTGCCGGTGCTCTTCGACGCAACTTCGCCGAGCATGTAGGTGGGCACGCGAAAGATGCGGGCGACCTCCTCCAGCTGGAATTTGCGCGACGCGATGAACTCCAGATCCGAAGCGGACGCCATCTCCAGCGGCGAAAACTTGAGCCCTTGCTCGAGCACCGCCGTCCGGCCGACGTTCTGCAGCCCCGAAACCATGCTCCTCCATTCCTCAGAGATGCGCTCGGCGCCCTCCGGAGTGAGCTTTTGTTCGGTCGTCAGGATGCCGCTCGGCTTGGCGGCGTTGCCCATCCAGCGAGCCGCCTGCTGCTCCTGTGCCAGCGACAGCCCGATGACTTCCTTGGCGACGGCAATGCGCGAGATGCCGAGCAGGCCATTGAGCGAAAAGCCGCGCAGATGGAACATGTCCGCGAACGGGATCAGGAACGGCTGACCCGAGAGCTCGGCCCGCATATGCAATCCCTGCGGCGTCACCCGGTAGAACAGCTGCCCGTCCGGCGCCTCCCACAGCGCGACCCAGTCCGCATTGACCGGGACCAGCTTGATCGGCGTGCCGCGCATGTTGCGGATGATGGGTGCATAGGCATTGCCGCGCAGGATCAGGCTGATCTGCATTTGCTCGCGAAACTCGAGCCCGTTCTGCCAGTCGTTCGGCTCCTGCAGGAGGTCGTAGAGGAAGTGGTCCTTGGCCTCCTTGCGCGAGTCGTCCTCGGCACGCCGAAAGATCGACCAGGGCAGTTTGGCGACGTCTTCGGCCAGCATGGTCACACAGGCCATGACGCCGCTCGCCCCCAGCGAGGTCTGCTGGTTGACCGCAATCCCGGTGACCGACGGCACCGAGTTGAAATTGCTGCTCCAAAGCAGCTCATCGACCGTGGTGTCGGTCGACCGCTTACGCCAGGGGAGGAGGCGCGCCAGCAAACTCATGGTCGCGCTCCCCTAGCCGACGAACAGAAGACCGCGCTCGGCGGTATAGATCGACCGATCATCGGCCGGCTCGGGATTCATCGCCATCAGCGCCGCCGCGTTGAATAGGGCCATCAGCGGGTCGATCTTGCCGTAGCCCGACTCGTCCCGGGCGATGCGCATCGCGGTCGGCGTCGCCACCGTCCGGGCATTCCCCACGCACCAGCCGAGCATCCGGCTGCCGCCATGACGAAAGGTCCGGTCGGCGAGCTTACGCTCCACCGTTTTGATCGCCCCCATCAGCGCGATGCCCTGCCGCACGGCGCCGAGCTGGTCCTCGTCCTGCGTCACTCCGATGCCGGCAAGCGCATCGACGATGCCACCAATGCCGGCGGCGTCGACGCCGACCTGGGCGAGCAGGCCCGCATCGCGAATCCGCGTCACCAGCGACACCACATAGGCGATGTCGGGCGCCACCAGTGCCCCGTCGACGCCCTCTGACGCCGGCAACAGCCCCTCGAGGAACTCCGGCGGCAACTCCGCCTCGAGCGCAAACGTGCCATCCTCGCGCCGGGCGAATTCCAGCTCGGGCGCGGCGTCTTCTGCCGGATCAACCGAGCCCCCAAAACGAAACACGTCGAGGTCGCCGTCAGCCTTGAACCTGAGATAATCCGTCCAGTTGGCCTTGCGACGATCGAGGCCGATGGTGGAGATCAGCCCGTGCGACCACGCGAGCCAGCGCTTGCTGCCCTTTTCGCGGCCGATCACCCCGATGCCCATCAGGTCGTCGAGGCCGCCCCCGTCGATGCCGACTGTGATGACCTCCGACCGCCGCAGGATGTCGTCAAGCGATAGCGCCGGGTAAATGCCGTTGGCCCAGATCGCGGCGCCGGCCCAGCCATCCGACCGCAGCGCCTGGCCGACCTCGACGTTCAAATGTTTGGCGTAAAACTCGGGCCTATGCCTTTTCAATGGCTTAGGTCGCCATGTTGCCCGCTTGTCGCGCATTTTCGGCGCCGAGCAGCCCGAAGGCGATTTTCTCGACGGCCTCGTGCTGACGTTTTGGGTTGTTGACGATCGCATGCGTGTAGACCTGCAAGGTTATGTCGAAGTGGCGATGTCCGAGCAGCGCAGCCACGTCGGGCAGCGCCACGCCCATGGCGACGAGGGCGCTGGCGTTGAAGTGGCGCAGCGCGTGGAAGTGGTGACGGTCGCCACCGTCCGAGAGGCCGGCGCGCTTGAGCAACGGGCGCCAGTAGTTCTGGTGGAAGTTCTCGGCCGAAAGGTGCCTGTCCCCCGCGATGCGGAAGACCAGTCTGCGATCGTTCCGGACGTAGTGGCGGGCGACGAAGTCGCGCAACAAGTCGACCAATGCCCTTGGCAGGGGCACGTCCCGCAAGCCCGATTTCGTCTTCGGGCCCTTCAACTCGTCAAACCCGGTCAGGTTGTGCCGAACGTGATAGATGCCCGCATCGAGGTCCAAAGCATCTAGCGTCGTCGCCATGATCTCGCCGTACCGCAGGCCGCCGAACACGGCCAGTTGCACCATGCAACGGAACATGGCGTGCTCGCGGACCTTGCCGCCCGCCGGCCGCGTTTCGAGCGTGCTCAGCAGCTTGCCCAAGTCCTCGATGTCGAACGTGCGGACACCGACCCGCTCGCCCCAGCGGACTTCGGCGCTAACCTGCGGGCATAGTGCGGTCTTGATGAAGCCCCGCTTGAGCGCGAAGCGCTCCATTCGGGCGAGGATGCCCAAAGCGGCCTTTGCCGTGTCCCGGTGTCCGCCTCGGCCGGCGGTCTCGAGCCCGATGCACCATTCTTCAATCTCGGCGAATTTCAGATCCGCGAACGCCCGGCCGCCGAACTTGCCGACAATGTGCTTGTTGATCCGCCCGACCATGGCCAGATGCCAGCCCTTGCCGATCTCGCCCCGGTCGACACGCTCCTCAGAACGCTTGATGAAGAGATCGGCCACCTCGCGCACGAGCAGCGGTTTCCCGCTGACATGGGTGCCGTCTCTCACCTCGGTTTCGGCGATCAGCCGCCAGGCATCGGCTTCCTTCTTGCGCTCGAAGGTCTTCAGCCGGCGCTTGCCCGCCTGGTCGGTGTAGGTGACCACCCATGCCGTCTTCTTCTCGCCATTGGGCGATGTCCATTCGCGCTTACGCACGCTCGCCATGGAGGGCCTCCGAAGCGAGAGCTGCGATCCATGCTGCGATGTCAGAGCGACGCGAGCAGACGCGGCCGCCGATCTTGAAGGTGGGGATTATGCCTGCCTCGCACTTATGCCGGCAGGCCTTCTCACCGATCCCCATGAAGCTGGCGATCGCGGACACGCCGTAGAGCAAATCGGCCCTGTCGGCCGTCATCTGCATTTCCATTTCGATTTTTCCTTTCAGGCTTTGACCCGCGACACACATGCGGGTGCGTGGCCCGGTCGGGCCCATCCCGGCCGGGCCGGATGGGGAGCTAGATGAAGAAGACGGAGCCTGAGGGGGTCGCCGCGGCGCCGCAGGCCTCGATCAGCCCATCTTGGTCGCCGATGCCGTTGTCTCCGAAGCCGGCGTCGTCGCCTTCGCGATCGGCCACGATTGCGCCATTGCGCAGCTGCAGCGCCAGGCCGCCCAGATTGTCCTCTTCGTCGGCGTCGCGGCCGCAGGGCGCGCGACCGTCCGAGCTGACGTAATCCGCCTCGAGGTCCGCCGAATAGTAGTCGATGAAGCCCGACAGGGTGCCGAGCGCGTCGCCGAAATGGCAGTTCGGCGGGCCGGCCTCGCCCCAGCCAAGGGACGGTTCGTCGTCAACGCACCCAGTATCCCCGTTGCTGTCGTGCTCCGGCTCATCGAAGCCGAGCGAGGCCTCGTCGTCACCAGCGTCCTCGGCGTCGCTGTCGTCGAGTTCGCGATCGCTGTTGGTGGCGGCCATTTCGTCGCCCGCCTGGTCGGTCGCCCACCCGAGCCAAAGCTCGTCATTGCCGTCCGCTTCGGCCTCGCCGTCGTCGTCATGGTGCGCGTCGACGGTATCGAGCAGGCCGATCAGGTTCTCGATCGCCCGCTCTACGCTCCGGCGCATTGGCGGAATGATCGTCAGCACGCGCCGCGGCTTAGACGAGGCCTCAGGCGGCAGATCGAGAAACCCCAGCTCGTCATCGTTGGCCGGCGCGGGGGCTTGCGCGTCGTCGAGGGCGCCGAGCTCGGCCAGCAATTCCATCTGACGATCGAACATCCAGTCGAGCAGGACCGAGGCACGGTCTTGCCACTCGGCAGCATTGGCGGAATTGAGGGGTGGGAAGTTGAGCGCGGGTAGCCCCGCTGCAAGGCTTGTCATGTTTCAGGCTCACGGTTTCCGGTTTGTGAGACCGGTCGCCAGCGTCGGGCTGGCACCGGGAGTTCACAAACAGGTCCGCGAGAACCCGCGCCACGGCCTTCACCCGAAGGCTGTTTTATCCCCGCAAGTTTGCCGCTTGCGGTGCCGTGGCACTCCCGGCATAGTGAGCCGGTCACGCCCACGGCATGGGCGCGTCTCAATTTCGGCGATTCGATAGCCCGGCAAGGCCTCGATCCCGCCTATCGCGGATGCAGCGCCATCCCCCGGCAAGGGGACCGCTGCGAAGGTTTGTGAGCCTCCAGCCGCGACCGTATGCCGATTTCGTCACATTCGACAAGCGCCAAACCCCTCCCGAGGGGCCGAGGCCCCTTGCGCGCCGAAATCCGGCAAGTTTGCCGCTTTTGGCGTGGCAAAAGCGTCTTGCGCCCGAGACTCCTCTTATTCCGACTGGCTATAATCCTTTCCGCGCGCGCTTGACCGGCGCGAAGGCCTAACCGCTGCACGACGCAACGACTGGCTTCGCCCATCAGGCCCGGAGCTTGATGCGATCTAAGCCTTGGTGGACTTGCAATGGCCCGACCCGCCCGGTCGCTAACCCAATGCAAGAGGTCGCCGCCGCCCATGACCGGGCCCGGGAGGGAGTCATTCGACCAACCCTAACCGACCGTCCGGGGGCACATGGGATTCACCGACGCACAGGCGCCTGAGCGTTGGTGGGCCGGAACTCGTGAAGGCACCGGGATAACCAGCCTTCACGGCGCTAAACAGTGAAACCCAACCCGGCTTCACTGCGCAGTGAGCCGAGGGAACTTTCCAATGCGCTTGCAGAAGAAACGAACTCGACTCTTGAACCCCGACTGGCGGGGAATGGCAGCCTTCCTACTCGGATTGGCTTCCGTCATTCGCGCCCTTCGAGGACTTTGACGGGGAGGCGTCGGGCTTCGGCTCGGCGCCTTTTTCGGTTCTTGCTGCATGCCCCAGCATGCTTTGCTTCAGGAGGCTCGCTCGGGCATGTCGGATGGCGTCATTGATCTTGGAGTCCCCGCTCCTGGGGCTACCCAGTTTTACATCCTTCGCTCTCAGGCAATCGACACATATTCGGGCTTGGAACGAAGCTTGAGTTCGCTTTTGGGCCTTCTGATGGGAGGCGATATGCGCGCTGCAACATCCATCTTTCACCGCCTGAGCAACACTAAGTCGCGCAATCTCATCCTAGAAGACCTGTTGAGCCAGCGCTTTGGCGACACGTACCAAGCCTTCTGGCACGGCATCCCGAAAACAAAACAGCGAAGTGGCCTGATGACGATTATTCAGAGCATCGATGGGAAGCGCAACGAAATCGTTCATTGGACCGTCGTCCGAAATATTTCCGACACTTCAGATATGCTTGTTCTTAGGCCGCCGGCGTTCTTCTTCAATGAAACACAAGCTCAGATAACCGCAGAGGATCTGACTGAGTTCATTGAAAAAGCTGACTTCGCATCGCGAGCGATCAACATGTTTACGCTGGTACTTGGCCCCCAGGGGGGCCACATCGAAACGCTTGAAACGTGGCTAGAAATATTTCGACGGCCGTGTGCAATCCACTATCCCGGAATTACAAAGCACCGCAAAATTCGCCTCGGGCACCCGAAGCGTGATCCTCAGAGCGGGCCATGACCCCAATAGAAAAATGGTTTCCCCTGATCGGCCTGGCAGCGATGTTTCTCTTGGGAAGCCTCGGCTTCCCAAGGTTCGTGGTCATCGATGCAACACTCCGCAACGTGGTCATAGGAGCGGTGATCTCGGCCGTCGTATCACTTGGCACTGCCGGCTGGGCAGCGCGTCGAGAACTCAGAAGAGATGAACGAGCGCGAACAGAAGCGCGCAAGTCGAGTGCGGCAGTCGTTGCGGCCCAACTTTCGTCAATCCTGGGCTACCAAGAGGCTGTGGCGCGAGTGGCATGCGAGAACTTGAGGATGAAGAGCCCTTCCGGCGCGGACCTTGAGCCGTGGCAGGGTCTGCTGCCATTCATCGGCGCCGCGCCTGTCGCCCACGTCGATGCACGCGATTTGGCGTTTCTGGTGTTGGCCGGTCGCGGCGATGTCCTAGGGGAAGTAGTTGCGGCCCGAGATTTGGCAGCCGGTCTCGCGGACGTCGTCCAGCAATACTCGGATGATCGAAAGCGGCTGGTCAGCTCGCTGCCCAGCTTCCCGACGTCGGACGATGACCGCGTGCTTGAATTCACGGAATCTATGAGACGGCTGCGGCCCCAGATGGATGTTCTGAACATGTTGGCTATGGATGTCGCCGCCAACGCAATAAACGACACTCTCGCGACTCTAGCCGCCATCAGGCGATTCCGCGCAGCCTGCCGGCAAGTGTTTGCCGATCCGGACTTTCTCCCGATGGATGACGGTAGTTTGGGCGCTTACGAGAAGCGAATGAACGCGCTCAAAGTGGAGCGCAAGAAAGCCTTCGCAAAATGGGTCGCTGCCCGCGGCCGCTCGGAACAGCCTCAGAACAATAGCTAGGGGGCGCTCCTCGCCCACAAACCGTGCGGGCGGCGATCGTCGCGGACCAGATCGCGCCAAGTTCTTGAGAGGCCGGCCCAAGCCTCGACCCTCACCCAAAGAAAAAGGCCACCGCCCACGAATGCGATGGCCTGCAACAATTTCCACGGTTTTCGTGGTTCCATATTGTGCTCCCACGGAAATCGTGGTATAAAAGACGGGTCGAAGCAATCCCGCTTCGACGCGACGGACTAGGAGGTCCCATGAGCTTCAAGCTCACCTTCCAAGTCCGGATCGGCAAGTGGAGACTGACACTCTCCCTAGGCCGGTAACCGGGGGCCGGGGAGTGTTAGCAGCACTCCCCGGTTCCCAGAACAGATAGCAGACACGGGGGTGCCGTTCAATGACAGCCGAAAACGAACTTGCCGACCTTCGTAAGCGCGTCGGCGTGACTCAGGCCATATTTGCCGACTTTATGGGCGTCCCTCTGAGGACGTATGAAGATCTCGAGGGTGGTAGATCGAGTATCCGTCCGGTTCACGTCCGAGCCGCCCAGATGGCGACTTTGAAGATCGCCGCAAATCGCAACATGCCGGACGCGCTGCCCGCCGAACTTTTCGGAATCGTCAATACCATCATCAACGACAAGATTTACTCGCCTGGGGGATGGCAGAGCCACAAGGATTTGCAAGCCCAGATCACTGCAGCCACCAAGCCCGCCGGCGCGGCGGGCACTCGCGCGAAGGACTCCTCAAGTTGAGGACTGCTTGCCAAGTTGGCGACGATATCGTCGGCCCGCGCGGACCCGGATCAAGTCGCCAAATTGGCGACCTGATCCATCAAAATCCCGCCCATTGGCGGGATTTCAGGTCCGGCTAACTTGCCGGATTTGTTTCACGGTGTGTTTCACGAGCGTAAGTCGCCAAATTGGCGACTTACTTGCGGGCCTCATCCCTAAGGAACACTTCTTCCCCTTTAGGCCACGTTGAGCTTGGCGCCGTTATTGGTTGCGCTGTTGATGGCATCGATCAAGGTGAGCACCTCATCCCGGCTGTATTTGGTGTTGGCGCTGCCGAGGAATTGGACGTTGACGGTGGGGCCTGCCTGCACCGGCGCAGCGGCAGCCGGCGCAGGGGCGGCGGCCGAGGAACTACCGCCGCCGCCACTCGCACCGGGAATCGACGTGCTGGTGTAGGTGGTGGAAAGGATCGCCGCGACGTTCGCCGCGGCCGCCACTGCCGCGATACCGGCAGCGATGGCCCCGCCGGCCGGACCGAGCACGGATCCCGCGGCATAGGCATTCGCGATTGCTTCGCCACCGGCGACGACGGCCCTAGCGACGCTCAGCTCTTTCTGAACATCGAACGCCTGCCTGCCCTGAAGGCCCATGGCGTCGGTCAAAGTGGTGAGGCTATCCAGCACGTTGGAGGCGGCATCGCCGTATTTGTTGACCATCTCGTCGGCGGCCTTGGCGACCTCGGCGTTATAGGTCTGCCAGTCGATGGCGCCGGCGTCCAACAGCTCGCGCTGCTTCTTGATCGCGTCTTCCATGCTGTCCCACGGCGTCGCGTCGGACATGGTTTCCTGAAGGCCCTTCAACCGTATTTGGG